CAAGAAGCTCTTTGTTCCGTCGAAAGCCTCGTAGAAATTGGTGGTTGCACCACGGCTCAAAAGAACGCCGAGATTGTTTCCACCGACACCAGCTCCAACATGAAGGTTGGTTGTAGGAGACGCATTAACAATACCCACCCGATTGTTCGCCGAATCAACCTTCAGCGTCGAGGTATCCACCGTCAGATCGCCGGTGATGGTGGCGGTACCAGGAACAACGATGTTATTGCCGCTCGGGCCGACAGCCGTGTACAGCTCGGTAAAGTTGCTGTTCGTGTACTGGAAAGCCGTACGCAGCGGCGTTCCCGTCCCGTCATTGGGGGACGTTCCGACATTGATGGTTTGCTTTGCCATATCGAATTAAATGGTTTGTTTCGGTTACAGAAATTCCGTCATGTCCGCCGTGATGATCGTGCTATCAGCCGTTATCACCGTGTTGTCCGCCGTGATATCAGCCGTTCCTCCAAAAGTCGAAGCCTCCCAGAGTAGGCCAATCTCCAGCAGATTGCGTTCGCGCGGACTCTTGCACGAAGCTCCGTAAGCCTCCGCAATCAGATCAGCCGCTTCAGTGCAGGAGATGATTGGCATGATATTTTAGAACGGATGCGAAGTGATGTACCAAGCCGTTCCGTTCGAAATGATCGTAATCGAATTCCACTGCGGAGACAGAACATGATTCAGCGCACCATCAATCGTCTCAGATCCGTACGCATCAACAGTCACCGTGTTCGCACCAGAATTGATGCGCTTGAAGACGTAGATCCGACCCGGAACCAGCGCTGCGGGAGGAAGCGTCATCGTAATCGATCCGGCGGTAGCATCGGCGACGATGAGGTAATCACCGCTCACCACATTGCCGCTCGTCGTCACGCTCCGATACGCGCCGCGCATCGCTCCAGCGACAGATAGATACGTCGCAATGCGATTCTCCAGAGCCAGCTTGGCTAGCTCAATCTCCCACGGAGAACGACACCCCAGCGACGCCGCCTCATTGATCAGCGTCTCAGCCTCGTCGCATGTGATGCTTGGCATATCGGTTTAGAATTTAAGCCATCGGACCAGCGCCACGGCGCATTACCTCGGCGATGAATCCGCCGCCGCCACCACCCTCCTCCTCCATCTCCTCACCCTCCTCCTCGTACTCCCCGCCACGCTCGGCCATCTTCTTGCCCTTCGACTTCTTCTCGTAGCCGGGGATGGCCATGCCATCAATCTCGATGACTTCAGCTTTTCCGCCCTTGCCAAGAACAATGGTTGCCATCGTCTGGAAAGCCTCGCCTTCCTTCAGATTCTCGGGGATTTCAACGCCTTCGGGGATGGTAAAAACCGGCATGAAGGGAGCATCACTTCGTGGTCGTTGGTGTCAACCAAAAACCCCCCACCAGCCTTTCGGGCCGATGAGGGGTTGCCGCGTGTAGCGGCGATTGGTAGACAACCAACCTACGAGTCAATCCGGTCGATACGTTCGTCCGATGATGCGTCGATGGCAAGGGGCATTTTATCGCTCTTGAGCAAATTCTCCAGCGCCTCAAGCGGTTGCAGGTTCGTCCAATGACTCAAGCCCATGACCTCCTCGGGCGTCGTTCCGCTGGCCAATGGAATGAGATGATCGACATGCCAATGACTGCCGTAATTCTCCCAAGTCATCCCAGGCTTGAACTGCTTTTCCAGATGAGAGCGCAGGAAGTCTGGTGTACACCCGACAATCTCGAACGTGGCAGACCGTCGCGTTTTCTTGCTGCCGAGATATGCACGGACTGAGCCGCGAATGGCGTCTTTGAGGCGAAACAGGGGGTCGTTGCGACGGCGTTCGCGGAGTTTGTCGTTCAGTTTCTGACGGTTAGCCTGCGCGTATTTCCTGTTCCATCGACGCGCTCGTTCTCGGTTGGCGGCGCGGTATTCGTTCTGCTTTTTCTTCAGGTGTTCAGCGTTTTTTTTCTGATACTCGCTGTGCTTCTTTGACACCTCTTCCTTGTTTTCTCGGTAATACCTAAGTGACTTTTCTTTGTAATACTCTCGATTTAGTTGATATTTCTCGGCCTGCTTCACTCGGATCGTCTCCGCGTTCTCAGCGTTGTACTTGGCCAGCTTCTCCTTCTCGTTGGCCACCTTCTCCGCGAATCGTTCGGGCGTTAGCCACTGATATCGCTTGTTTCCATCCTTGTCCTTCCAGGTGTAACCCCAGCAGACAAGCCCATCCTCGCGTACGTCGCCACGTTTTGGTTCGTTTACCATGACTCGCAAAAGTTAGCATGAGCATGGCATCTGGCAAATAAAAAATCCGCAAGCCTTTCGACCTGCGGATTCTCGCGTATTTACGAGGTTTTTACGAGCAGATGATCTGGGTCAGCGCGCCGGTGCAACGGCGGAAGATGATCGTCATACCCTGATTCGTGAAAACGGGTTCAGACGCGTGAATGAACTCAGCGTAGTGCTGGCCCTTCTTCTCCAGAGGATCGGCGCAATCCACATCGAGCTTGTAGGCACCAGTCACCCACTGCCACTCGCCCATGTAGTTGGTCGGCATCCAGCTCAAGTCGCCAACCCGATTCACGGGGCGGACGATGTGAGACTTGAACACATACGGGGTAACGATGAACGCAGCCTCGTACGGAGCGGTCGTCCAGCTCGGGTTGACGCTGTAGACCGTACCTTTCGTGCCGCTGGAGCTGGTGAACGGCTGAACCAGCGTGTACTTGCCACCGGCGTAGGTGAAGCGGGGCGGGAACAGATTCGGCACATGCCGGAAGTTCTTGATGACCCGATTCGCGCCAATCCGCTTGAGCAACTGCGCGCCTTCGCCCTGACCCATGTCGGCCTGACGCAGATCCTCGCGGAACGCGGGGTTGTTCTGAGCGATGCGCTGAGAAGCCTCCAAGCCGATGTACAGCGGGAAGATCGGACCGTCGCTGCTGTAGCTGATGAAACCAGAGCTATCAGGATTGGTAGCACCATTGCGGATCAGCGTGGCGGCGGCGACATCCAGCATCTCCTGCGTCAGCTCGGAGGTGGACTGATTCAGAGCCTGACCGGCGGAACCGGCCTGAATCCAGGGGAACTCATTCACGCCAGACGGAATCGTCTCGGTCTGGGTGAAGCTCGAATCGGCAATCGCCTTGATGGCGAACTTGGCGAAGGTGTTCTGATAGCGAGTCTCCCAAGTGCGCTGAGCGCGGATCGAGAGCTTCTCCAAGTACACCCGCAGGAACGCCTCGACGCGATGGTCGAAGGTCAGATCATCCTTACACAGGAGCGGACCTTTGAGGGCGAAACGCTCAGGACTCCAGGTAACGGCATTGTAGCCGACCGGAACGTCGTTGTAGGTGACATCGCAAGCGCCACCGTTATCACCAGGATTACCGCTGGCGAGCGTGATGGCCGACCACTCCTCAGCCGCAGTCGGCTCGATAGAAGTGGTGGTGAACGAGGTCTGGGTCAGACCAGTACCCTGGGGATACTCGCCGCGCTCAATCATGTTGAGCCACATCGATCGGTACGAGGCGCGCTTGTAAACGTCCTGAGCGAGCGACTCGGTAGCCACCGCAAAGGCGTTGAAGACATTAGGACAAGACATGAGATTATGAAATTAAACCGACGTTATCTGAGTTATGGCTGGCCATCCATCCACCACACGGTGGCCGATTATCCAACCTGCTTCCGCATGCGGAGTGTCATTGCCGCTTAGACAGGGTGCGTTCGTTGACCAAGCGAACGCATTGCTTAAGGTCGTTACGCGGGATGGAGCGACAGAAACGCTTATCGCGTCAATTAAAATGTGGCGTCGATAGGGTTGGCCACAAGTTCATCCTGCGTGGCGACGTACGAGCGGTAACCCTTGATCGTCTCGATCCGATGCGGGGCGATGATTATCTCCCGCGCTATCATTCCACGGTATGTGTACGGACCGGGGAAAGTGCCGGTCATCAATACATAGAAATCAACCGCGCTCGTCTTAACGCTGTCCTTTCGCGCGTCCACCAGCAGCTTTCCGTTGTCGTACTTGGTCGTTTTGACATCGATGCGATATCCCGGCGGCGGCGGGATTGTCGCGTCGTAGAACGGATGCGGGGGCGGACGATCTGTGTCCAGGTCGGGATACACATTGAACAGACGACAGAAAGCAATCTCCCCAGCTATTCCCTCCAAATCCACGGTCAGAGGCGATTGCGCGCTGATCTTCAGATTCACCACATTGAAATGACGATTGTTCCCGTTGCGATGACGAGCGACGAAATGGGCCAGCTTCTGCTCGCAGTAGGTGAGAGTAATAGTTTGACCAATTTCAATTTTGTTTAGCATGGTCAAAAAGGCGGAAAATTTTTGAGGGGGGTATCGTAAACGAAGCCCACCCGCAAAGGGGGGCGGCCAGTGGGCGTCCAATCTCTACTTATCCTATAGGAAAACAATCCTTTTTCATCCATTAGCTCATCTAATCCAGTCCATTAGAACGCTAACGATGCCCAATGTGTGTTATATTCACTCTTTCCCAGTCTCTCCCGTGACTTGAATCTCAGCCACTCTGTCAGGCATCGATCCGAGGAGATTGATTGAAACGCTCGCTGCTTCCCCTTGTTCAGACCAGCCAAACACCAGTGCGGACCGCTTTGCAACGCTTCCGAGGATTTGCTCCCTCACGCTTTCATCCTTTATCCCGTCCAACGAATAACCTTCGATCCGTTCGAGCGTAGAGGCAGCGTCTGCCGCTAGTTTGGAACGGACCAAAGCGGAGAGACTTTCTAGGGATTCAATTTTCTTTTCTTTGCAAACCGTTTGCATTTGCGCCTTTACCTTTGTCACGCCTTCACGGCATGCCCTGCTGCGGAGAGTATTGATCGGTACGCTCAAATCGCTTGCAATCGCTTGCCACTCTCTTCCGCTGAGATATTCCGCCTTTGCCCTCTCCCATTGCTTGGCCGTCATTCTGAGATGATCGGGTGATGCATGGCCGCTTGCAACGCCAGTTTTCCCCCAATTTTCCCCACCCAATGAGCTTCAACCAGGTTCCAAAAAAAAGTTTAGAAAACTTTGTTGACGCCTCACCCCGCCCCGATCTATCGTCACCCCGTCATGAGCAACTCCGAGTCAATCACCCCCAAGGAAATGCAGCAAATCCTCGCCGCAATCGACCAATCCATTGCAACGTCATCATGCCCCACCGTCGAAGTCTCCGACGTCGAAGCAGCTGCCCAATGGCTTAAGCGCAATCAATGGGACGTCGATTGGGACAATATCGAGGGAACCATCACCATTTTCGGAGACAGGCCTTCGAAATCCGACGAACCCGAAAATTGGTGCCTTTACCTTGTCGAATCCGTCAACGCCTAACCTTCCCCGCCCAATGAAACGCAAACTCGCTTCCTTCCTCATTCAGGCCGCCGTCTACGCCGCCACCGCCGCCGCTTTCTACGCTCTCTTTTTCCGCTCTCAATTCTAACCAATCCAAAGAAAATCCATGAACACCACCAAGACAATCAAAGGTAAAACCCACGTGTCCCGTTCCTATCCGTGGGGATTGCATCCCCGTAACGGACACCGTTTGCTCTGTGCTGACGGGGTTATCCGTGCTGCGGAATTGTCGGAAACTGCGGACACTTTCTTCAGCATCCCCGCTTCGATCCGAATCAATGGCAAGCGTGTCTCTGGCTATGCTTCAACGGAAAAGGATTCGACTTGGAAAACAGAAGTGTGGGTTTTCCGCCACCATACAAACCAGAATGCGCCGCTCCCCGATTGGCCAACGTCTAGGGATGCTTCCTTCGACCATTTGATTGCGAAAGCGGCGTAATTTTCAGACTAAACCTCAATCCATCGAATCCCATGAACTATCCCGAACAAATCCCCGCCGCCTATTCCGCCGATTCCGCTTTGGAGCGTGCCTATCGTCTAGGTTGGAATCATGGCCACGGCATCGCTTGCCATAATGTCCCGTCAATCGGCGACGCCATCGATCGATCGATCGATTGGATTGGACTTGGCAAAACCGTCACACCCGAAAATATCGCCGAATACCATGAATTGCTTTGCCATGCTGCTGAATCAAATTCCCGTGAGTATTCCCCATTCGAATTCATCGCCCATGAATTCAACGAAAGCGATGACGCCAACGAACTATGGGAAGCTTTCGAATGCGGCGTTTCCGATTCGATTCGATTCGATTTGAAAGGCTATTCATACGCTGAATTGGTTTGATTCCCGATATCCTGCCCATCGGCAATCGGTGGGCAGCAATCGGCAATCACGCCGAATCAAAAGCAAATCCCATGAAATCCAATTGCTACCTCGCCCCGCATTCCAAAGTCCGCCGCACGTTCCCTAGCATTCACGAAACCTTGTTTTACGTTTCCGGTGATTCCCCGGAACCTATCGTCAAGCTTTACGGTTCGATTGAGCGTGGCCAATGCCACGCCGAACTGGTCAACGGCGAATACCTTACGGTTCCGACGGGCAAAGGATTTATCCTATCGGCCCATGAAGTCGAAACGTCCGCAATCCTTGCCGCACGATAATTTCAACGCATCAATCCCATGATCCTAATCTCCCGCACCTTTGAAATCGTCACGCCGGAATCCGCCGAATTCGGGGAATCCGATGACGCCGGATTCATCTCTCAATCGGAGCCTGTCACCTTCCAAGAGCTGGTCGAATTGATGCGTGAGCATCCCGTGGCTTCGTCCTATCCTTGCGACGGTTCACGCTACGACTGGCTTTCGTCGTATCCTGAAGAGAACTATCGGGACGGTTCAAGCCGCACTGAATCCCTTCATTACGACAATTCAAACCCGCCGTCGCGTGACAAATACTGGCGCAAGGCAATGCGCGCCGCCGGAATCCGAGTTCGCTGATTCCCCGCGCCGCTTCATGGGTAACCGTGGAGCGTGGCGGCGAATCAATTCCGGTTCCCGAATCAAAAGCATAAAATCCCATGAAACAAACCGTCTCGTCCTATCAATTCGTCGACTCATTCCGCGCCGCTGGCCGCGAAAGTCAATTTACCCGCGCCGCTCTTTTCGCGCTCTTCGACTATCTGGAATCTTACGAAGAGGATTGTGGAACCGAACTCGAACTCGATCCTATCGCGATTTGCTGCGAGTGGGCGGAGCATCCGTCCGCACTGGCCGCTGCGAAAGAGTACGGTTTCGATGAGGTCTGCGGAGATGACGCGGACTGCGAACCAGAGGCTTTAGAGTGGCTCCGCAACCACACGCAAGTCGTCGAATTCGACGGCGGAGTTGTCGTTCAGTTGTTCTGATTCCTGACCCATCCTCCGCGCGCCATGCGAAAGCGTGACGCGAAAGGGTAGGCCAATCTATCCGCAATCAATCCATCCCATGCGCTACAAAATCCAACTCTCAACCTCAACCGGCGGCTGGTCAGACCTCCGCGAATCCGCGAATGACGGCCAGACCTACGAAACATGCCTATTCCCTACGCGCATGGCCGCTGTTGCCGCGCGCGAGGAGTTTTCGGAACTGTCCGAATTCCTCGAAACCATGCGAATCGTCCCCGCCGAAACGCCCGAAACCGAGAACATCTACGCCTGAAAGCCTGTGAAAACTCAATTCACCGCTGGTCCATGGCGCACAACCGGCCTTAACGTCCGCGCTGGCGACGCTCTTATCTGCTACGCTACAAATCATTGGGCGGACGATGAAACCCTAGAATCCGAGCGACAGGCTAATGCCGATCTAATCGCCTCCGCGCCTGAGCTACTGGCCGCGCTTGAACGCCTGGTTCATCCTATGGCCGACGACGAGGACCTGGACTACGCGCGCGAAATCATTGCGAGGGCGAAAGGTGAACTATGAAGAAACATGTTCACAAACCAAAGCAATCCATCGAACGCTGTTTCGTTGGCCCTGTAGAATCCGCCCGTCCAAATCCCCGCGCGCATGGCTGGGTCGAAGTTGAGCAAGTTTGTCGGTGCGGAGCATGGCGACTGGTCAACGTAAACCAGAAGCAAAAGGAAACCGGCTATTGGCAACAGGACTAAAAACCCGCTAGAAACCTCCCGCGCGTATCCACAAACGAATCATGCATCCTCTTCTCCTCTCCGCTCTGATTCAGATTGAGTCAGGCGGCAACGATCAGGCCAAAGGCCGTCACGGCGAGCTTGGCGCATTGCAAATCAAGCCGATCCTGGTGCGCGATGTAAACCGCATCATGGGAACGCATTACGCGCATTCCCAAGTCACCAACCGCGCGGTTTCCACATTCATTGCCACCGCCTATCTGAGCCACTACGGCAAAAATCTGAGCGACGAGAGTCTCGCGCGCATCTGGCAGGGAGGTCCGGTAGGCCACAAGAAATCCTCCACGCGCGCCTACGCCCGACGTGTGATGCGCGAGCTTCAATCGATGGATAAATCGAACCGTATTTTCACTGAAACCCATCATTTCACCGTCCGTTAAAACCCTAAAAACCAATGAAACTAACCATAAGCAGCAAGCAGAACGCGCAGACGATCATCGACCTGTTCAACGCAATCGTGACTGGCGAAACCGAGGAACATGGAGCAACGCCCATGAGCATCTATGACGAGGACAAGCACATTTGCAGCATCACCGCCGCTGACGGCTCGCAGATTCTGGAGCTGATTATCGAGCGCGAGCAGGGCGACAAGCTCGTCCAGACCTGCGAACCGGAGGATGCGCCGTGATTAAGGTTTACAACGCCGAGGAATGCCAGCCCGTGAAACCATCCGGTCTTTCCTGCGCGCAACTTGAGGCGCGCAATCTGAGTCTGTCTGACCTTATGTGGGCGTTGGAAAAGATTGATGGAGAAAACAGGCCGATTGCTCGCGAAGCTTTAACAAGGCTCGCGATTGCGTCCCATATTGCTTCCAGACTTGAAGACAGTTTGTTTTACGCGCGCATGTTTAAGGATACCTGCGAGGAGGGGCGTATTCGAAGGATCGATATGATCGACAGCGCGGTGGATCATATCTCGGTCTTCAGGAACGGAGGACTCTATCCATGAGCAACGACCCAGCAAATTACCTCAGCGGAACCGAACTCCGCGTGTGCCAGCTAATCGCCGAACGCCAGATGCGCGGCATTGCGAAGTACGGCACGACCGTCAGCGACAACCCATTATCCCTCCGCGCGTGGCTGCGTCATGCGCTGGAGGAGTGTCTCGATCAGGCCATCTATCTCCAACGTGCGATTGAGGAGTTGGACAATGCGGAGCCGCCGCCCCGACAGAAGACCATTGAGGAACTGATGAAGCCGTATCTGTCGCCTCAGCTTGTCGATTTCAAACCCACCAACTATCAGGTCGAACCATGAGCCGCAATCTCTTCGCCCCGCCCAAATTCAAGGTTCAGGTCAGCGGCGCGATTGGCTGGTCGGATCTGAAGGAGCGTGTCGTGAGTTACAAGACTCTCGAATACGCGACGCGAAAGGAGGCGGATCGAGCGGCCAAGGAACTCAACCCCGGCGAATACACTCAAGGTCGGATTCGGGTCGTTCCGGTCGAAGTGCCGGAGGATTACGATATTTACCCGACGCCGGAGAGAACCAAAGCAAACCATTCAACATGAGCGATACATGGATACTTCCAAAGCAGTTACACACATTGGTTTATGCGCTGGATACGGAGGCATTGAGCTTGGACTCAAACGAGCAATCCCAAATCTGCGCACAGTCGCTCTTTGTGAGGTCGAAGCCTTTGCCATTGCGAACCTGGTTGCGAAAATGGAATCGGGATGCTTGGAGTCAGCACCTGTTTGGCCGAATCTTAAGACCTTCCCTTGGGAATCGTTTCGCGGATGCGTGGATATCCTCACTGGCGGATACCCTTGTCAGCCCTTTAGCGCGGCGGGAAAGCGACAAGGAGCGGACGATCCGAGACATCTCTGGCCATACATCGCAAGGGGAATTCGGATTCTTCAGCCAAGACTCTGCTTCTTTGAGAACGTCGAAGGACATCTCAGCCTGGGGCTGTCCGACGTTATCGAAGACCTGGCAGGAATGGGTTATCGAACGACGTGGGGCATATTCAGCGCGGAAGAATGCGGCGCACCGCATCGCAGGAAGCGAATCTTCATCCTGGCCCACCGCGTCGGCGCGGGATGGGAAGGATTCACCGGGAGCGTGGATGTATGCGGTGACGGATCGGAATCGGGAGGATCAGTTGGC